GGCCCACAATGATCCACCCTATGGAATGAAGAAAGAAAAAGACGGGGTGCTTAATGATAACCTTAATTATGATGACCTTCTTGATTTTAATCGTGAATGGATTGCCTTGCAATTTATGCACCTAAAAGAAAGCGGGAGTTGGTATTGTTGGGGAATAGATGAGCCTTTAATGGATATTTATAGCGAAATTATTAAGCCATACATTAAGGAAGAAAAAGCAACATTTAGGAACTTATTAACATGGGACAAAGGGCATGGCCAAAGTCAAAACTCTGACAATACTAGAAGTTTTGCCACAGCAGATGAAAAGTGTTTATTTGTAATGATGGGAATACAGGGATTTAACAATAATGCTAATAACTATTTTGAAAAATTTGAACCGATTAGGGTTTGGTTAGATGGTCAACGTAAGCAGTCTGGACTTACAACGGATGAATGCAATGTGATATGTGGTAAAAGAAACATGACACAGAGCGCATTTACCAAAGGAGGATTTAGGTTAATACTAGAGGATGACTATCTAAAACTTAGAGAGGCTACCCAGAATAAGTTTTTTAATCGAGAGTATAAAGAGATTCAAAAAGAATACGAGAAAATAAAAGAAGAATTTAATTCTAGCCGTGCATTCTTTAATAATACTCATGATAACATGAATAATGTTTGGCACTTTTCCAGGCATAACAAAGATGGAAGCGAAGGAGGTCACGCAACACCTAAGCCAATACCTTTGTGCGAAAGAGCGATAAAATCAAGCTGTCCAGATAATGGTTTGGTTTTAGATATGTTCCTAGGATCAGGCTCTACAATGGTAGCAAGCCACCAACTAAAGCGCAAGTGCTACGGGATTGAACTAGATCCGAAGTACTGTCAAGTCATTGTAGACAGAATGCGTAAATTAGACCCATCTTTAGTCATCAAAAAAAACGGAGTAACTTTGTAATATGGCACGACCAAAATCACCAATCGACTGGATAGAAATGGGACGACTTGTCCAAGCTGGATGCACAGGCGTTCAATGCGCTGCTTATTTAGGCATAGACGAGGAGACATTTTACAATCGCTGCAAGGATGACCTCGCAATGGGTTTTACCGAGTTTTTACGGCAAAATAGAAGCAAGGGCGATGCGTTGCTACTTGCAAAGCAATATGAGTCAGCTTTAAAGGATAAAGACCGTGGTATGCTTATTTGGCTAGGTAAACAAAGACTTGGCCAGCGTGATAAATTTGACCATGACCATACAACCAAAGGCGACAAGATAACGCCACCAATCGAGTGGATTCAATCCGAATCATAGACAAATACAAACCTTTATTTTTAGAGGTACCTAAAACCCGTTATTTTTTAATGACTGGCGGTCGCGGTAGTGGTAAGTCTTGGACGCTTTCAATGTTTCTTTTAAATCTTACTTACCAGGAGGGCCACGTTATCCTCTTTACTCGTTGGACCTTAACATCGGCTTTTATTTCGATTATTCCTGAGTTTATCGACAAAATTGAGTTGATGAATAAGGGCGATGACTTTGAAATTACCCAAAGCGAAATCATTAACAAGGCAACAGGCTCAAAGATTTTGTTTCGTGGAATTAAGACCAGCCAAGGAACTGCAACGGCAAATTTGAAGTCTATTGCTGGCGTTACGACGTTTATTCTTGACGAATCCGAGGAGTTAATGGATGAGGATGTATTTGACCGAATCGACCTATCTATTCGTGCAATAAATAATCCTAATCGAGTTATTTTGGTAATGAATCCGAGTTACAAATCTCATTGGATTTATAACAGATTTGTAAAAAATCCTCGCAACGACACCAGTTATATTCACACGACCTACCTTGACAACGAGCAGAATTTAAGCCAATCATTTATTGACCAGGCAAAACGCGTTCAACAAGAAAACCTCCATCGTTACGAGCATTTATTTTTAGGCAAATGGCTGGAGGATGCTGAAGGATTGCTTTGGAATCGACCAATAATTGAACGCGCAAGGGTAATCGCAAAACCTGACTTGTCGCGCATTGTTGTTGCCATTGATCCAGCAACAACGGCCTCCATGAATAGCGACGAAACTGGTATAATTGTTTGCGGTACTGATGCCAATGGCAAGGGATATGTACTTGAGGACCTTAGCGGTAAATATTCCCCTACGGAATGGGCAACCGTGTCATTGCAAGCGTTTAAAAATTGGAATGCTGATTGCATAGTTGCAGAAAAAAACCAAGGCGGCGACATGGTTGAAAGCGTTTTGCGGTCGCAAAATACGACCGCAAGAATTAAGCTTGTGACGGCAACAAAGGGCAAGTACGTCAGGGCAGAGCCAATTTATTCGCTTTATGAACAGCACAAAATTTTCCACGTTGGCAGTTTTCCAATACTAGAAAACCAAATGGTTACGTTTGAGCCTGACAAAGGCAAATCGCCTGACCGCGTCGATGCGATGGTTTGGGGTTTTACGGAATTAATGGTAAGCGGCCAAGAATTTTGGCACGTTTAGAATATTGAATCATTTTTTTATTTTATTAATCTATTTTTACAAAAAAAGAAAACGGAATGAATTACTTAGATAGAATAAAAACCGCGCTAGGTTTAAACCAAAAGGATTCAACTTACTTAAACGCGGTTTTCCCTTACTTGGGTAACAACGTTATTTGGACCGCACCAACAACGCAAAATTTTATCGAGAAAGGTCTTTATTTAAACTCTGACCTTTACGCCATAATTAACCTAATTATCAACAAGGTAAGTACGGCGCCGATTGTAGTCTATGAGGTAAAGGATCAAAAGGCTTTGAAATACTACAAATCAATGAGCAAGTCGTTTGACAATTCGGGCGCCAAGTTTCAAGCTCAACAATACAAAGCCAGGGCACTTGAAGAGGTCAGCATTCCTGAATTGGACCGTTTATTTAAAAAGCCAAACGAGTTCCAAACTTGGGACAACCTTTTAAAAGAAATTGCTGCATTCCGTCTAATAACTGGTAACGCTTACATTTACGGCGCAAGACGTGGTGAGCAACCAAATGCGCCAATCATTGCGTTGTATTCTTTACCCGCGCAATATATGGAAATTATTAGCGGCGGACTAAACCAACCGATTAAGGAATACCGATTGACTTATAACGGTTACGAGCGCATAAATGCCAATAACGTTGGACACCTAAAAAACATTAATTTAAGTTACACGGCTGGCACGGCTAACCACCTTTACGGGGCCTCACCTTTGCGGTCCGCGGTCCGCGATCTAACCACGTCAAACGACGGCAAACAAGCGCTTTTGTCTATGCTACAAAACATGGGCGCGCGTGGTATTCTTACAGGCGATGGGACGGTAAACATTACACGCGAACAAGCGCAAGGTCTTAAAGAGGATTATAAATCCAATTACCAGGGCGCCAACCGCGCTGGCGACGTAATTATTACGCCAGCCAAGTTAAGTTGGGTGCAAATGGGCATGAACGCGGTTGATATGTCAATCATTGACACGCAAAAAGTAATTTTACGTTCATTGTGCCGCGTTTACGGCGTCGATGCTAAGTTACTAGGCGACACAGAGGCAAGCACGTTTAACAATACTGAAACGGCTTACAAGGCCCTAATTAATAACGTTGTCCGTCCGTTGCATATCGAAATTAGGGACGTGCTAAATAACTGGCTTTTGGAATCGTACGGCAATAAAAATCTATTCTTGGATTTCGATTACATGGCCTATCCTGAAATGCAAGACGACATGGATAAGCTCGTAAATCAATTGTCGGCGGCTTGGTGGTTAACTCCAAACGAAAAGCGCGCGGCCATGAATTACGGCGAGTACGAAAATACTTTAATGGAACAACCATTTATTCCGCAAGGCTTAATGACTTTGGCCGAGTTCCAAGCGTCAGAGGTTGACAACATAGACAATATGGGAGACTATGCCCAACCCAACTAAAAAAGATTTAGCACTTGCAAAGCAATTGGACGCATTGCAAAGGCGATATGAAAGGCGATATGAAAAGCAAATATTTACCGCTCTTAAAAAGCAAATGCAACCTTATTTGGATGCAATTAAACAAGCTGACGGAAATATTAACCGCTTTGATTTAATAACGCCAGCGCCTT